GCAAAAGGTAAATCCAGGTTTAGAACTACAACTGGTGGTCCTACTGGTTTGAACATAGGTTAGACTATGTGTACAGCAGCTATAGCTATAGGTGTAGCCATTGGAGCAACTACTGGTGCAGTAGGGTCAGCTATTACTGGACAGGATGTAGGACGTGGTGCTCTCATGGGTGGACTCATGGGTGGTGTTACTGGTGGTATGGGTGGTTTAGGTCCTGGTGGTACTCTTAGTACTGTAGGTAGTAACTTAGGTACTCAAGGCTTCTTTCAATCTGCTAATCTAGCTGCTGGTTTTGGAGCTAATCTTTCTGCCCAAGCTATAGCTGGTTATGCTGCTACCTCATTAGCTGGTTCAGTATTAATGGGAGCCATGACTCCTGGCACACCTGAGTATACTAACTATCAACAACAACTCTACACTCCTAACAGTCAACCATCAACGGTTACAGGTTCTGGTGGTAAACAAGCAGCATTCAGTTTAGCTGAGTCTGTTCGTAGGGCTAAGAAACGTAAACTAACACAGGAAGACGTATCCGAACTTAGTATAGACACGTCATCATTTGCTTCAGAGGGATTACAATTTGCTTAAAGAATCAGCATCTAAAAGATATAGTACATTAAGTAAGGACAGACAGAGCTTCTTAAATAGAGCTTGGGATGGAGCAGAACTAACAATCCCCTATATCTTACCTCGAAATGGAGCACAGAACCAAGAGCTTCCTACACCTTTCCAAAGTATAGGAGCTAGAGGAGTAAATAATTTAGCAGCAAAACTTTTATTGACACTCTTCCCTCCCAATTCTCCCTTCCTTAAGTTTCAGATAGATGACTTTACTCTAGAAGAACTGAACGCACAGAGAGCCCCAGTAGAAGAGGGGCTTAACTCTATGGAACGTGCAGTAACTGATGAAGTAGAAGCTCAGGCAATGCGTGTTCCTATACATGAAGCTCTTAGACATCTCATTATTACAGGTAATGTAATACTACATATAGGTAAAGATAATAAGGTAAGAGTATTCCACCTGGATCAGTTCGCTTGTAGAAGAGATCCTCAAGGTAAAGTATTAGAGATTATAATTAAAGAAGAGATGAGCCGTGAGTTATACATGGACATCTTTAAACAAGCTCCTCCTAAAGAAACTGGGAGTGGAGCTAGTGGTGATGAAAAAGAATTAGATTTATACACAGTAATAAAAAACACAGGCGGCAGAGTTAAGGTACACCAAGAGGTAGGGGATCATGTTATCCCTAATACTTCCTCAGACTTACCAGAAGAAAAGTCTCCATACATTGCTCTCAGGTTTAGTAGGATAGATGGAGAGGACTATGGTAGAGGTTTTGTAGAAGAATACCTTGGTGATCTTAAAGCTCTTGAAGGATTATCTAAAGCTATCCTAGAGGGTTCTGCCGCTGCAGCAAGAGCTATATTCCTAGTACGTCCTAACGGGACAACCAAGTTAAAAACAATATCCCAAGCTCCTAACCTAGCGGTAAGGCAGGGAACGGCTGATGATGTATCTGTTCTACAGATGGAGAAATTTAATGACTTCAGGGTAGCAAGAGAAACCCTAGAGTCTGTAGAGCGTAGACTAGCAGCAGCATTCCTGTTAAACCAAGCTGTCCAAAGAGACGCAGAAAGGGTTACAGCAGAGGAAATCAGATTCTTGGCAAACGAGTTAGAAACGTCACTAGGAGGTATTTATAGTTTACTCTCACATGAGTTACAGTTACCATTAGCTAAACGTATAATCAACAGCCTAGAGAAACAAAAGAAACTACCACAGTTACCTAAAGGAACTGTAGAACCTATCATTGTTACAGGCTTTGAAGCGTTAGGTAGAGGTAATGATGCTAATAAACTAGCAACCTTCTTACAGACTGCTGCTCAGGTAGTAGGTCCAGAAGCTGTGATTACTTATACTAATGTCTCAGATGTTCTAAAGAGACTGGGAGTAGGCTTTGGTATTGACATGAAGGGACTAATAAAACCACAAGAGCAGGTGCAACAGGAACAGCAAGCACAACAACAACAGCAACAACAGGCTGAGATGGTTAAAGCTGGTATACCTAATGCCGTGACTCAGGGTGGAGAAATGATGAAACAGGGAGCACAGCAACAGAATGTCCAGAACTAAAAATACAGAAGAGAAAGAAAAGATTAAAACAAAAGAGAAACGAACTCGTTCCATTACAAGTAAAGCTGAACTTAAAAATGTAGAGGTAGTTAATAAGGTTATAGAGCAAAAGAAAGAACAAAGAACTCCAGGGTCTCTACCTTCCACTTACACTAAGATACAGATGCGTAATGGAACAATAAAAGAAACTTATGGAGAACGATATGGCAGACCAACTGGTAGTTAGTAGTGACCCAATAGATCAAACAGGTGTAGACGAACATAACCAAGAGATGTTAAACTTGGTTGATTCACAAGAGGTTCCTACCGATAGACCTGAGATGGTAGATGATAAGTTTGGTGGGGATTATGATAAGTTAAAGCAAAGTTATGATGAGTTAGAGAAGAAGTTTCATTCGCCTGAAGCTGCTGTTCAAGAGGATCTAAGTATCCCACAATCACAGACGGCTGAAGGTCACATTGATATGACTGCTCTAACTCAAGAGTATGCAACTAATGGTGAACTATCAGATAAGAGTTATCAAGACCTAGAGGAAGCTGGTATCTCTAGAGAGTATGCTAATAATTATATTGCAGGACAAAAGGCATTAGGACAACAGATAGGGGATAGTGTAAAGAACTCTGTAGGTGGAGATGCTGAATACTCTAGCATGGTAGAGTGGGCTAAGAATAACTATACCCAAGAACAGATACAAGCTTATGATAATGCAGTTAACTCAGGTAGTGTAGATGCTGCTATGTTAGCTGCTAAAGGACTAAGAGCTGACTATCAGAATATTCAGGGTCAAGAAGGGGATACTTATAGTGGAAGACAGGCACAACCTGAAGGAAGAGGAGAAGTCTTCAGGTCTAATGCTGAAGTAGTAGCCGCTATGAAAGACCCAAGGTATGAATATGATACAGCTTATAGACAAGATGTATTGTCTAAATTAGATCAATCAGATATCTTCTCACAAGGAAGGCTATGATTCTCCTTATCCTCTTTAGGGTAGGGACGCTATAAAGTATTTAAGTAGTAGACAGGAGCCAACTGCGGTTGATAACTCCTAGTTGAAAATTAAAGAAAGAATGTAGCAATTACTGTTAGGTACTTTTTTTAATTTAACAAGGAGTTTATTATGTCCGTTACGGATACAACTGCTCCTGTATTGACTATGACACGAACTGGTCAGGCTAACAGTGCCGGAGATTCTTCTGCGCTGTTTCTAAAAGTCTATGCTGGTGAAGTGTTAACGGCTTTTGAACAAGCATCTGTAACTATGGATAAGCACGTTGTCCGTAGTATCAGCTCAGGTATTAGTGCTCAGTTCCCATTGGTTTGGAAAACTGCTGCTACGGAATATGCTTATATCAATGGTTCTGGCAATACAGGTACAACTGGTATTGAACTGGATGGTACAATCATCCACAAGAATGAAAAGGTAATTTCCATTGATGGTTTGCTGATTGCAGATCACTTTGTAAACAACCTTGATGAAGCTATGTCTCACTTTGAGGTTCGCTCCATCTATGCTAAAGAGGCAGGTATTGCTCTTGGTACACAATGGGATCAGAATGTTCTTCAGCAGGGAGTTTTAGGAGCACGTTCATCTACGCTTATTACAAGTGGTAATGGTGGATCAGTGTTGACTAATGCTTCTTATGGAACTTCAGGTTCTACTCTTGGTAGCGGTTTGTTTGACGCTGCTGAACAGCTTGACGAAAACAATGTACCAGAGAATGATAGGTATATGTATGTTCGTCCTGCTCAGTATTACCTCATGGCAGAAACTACAGACTTGATTAATAGAGACTGGGGTGGACGTGGAGTGTATGCTGAAGGTGAGGTTATGAAGGTTGCTGGTATTCATATTGTGAAGACCAATAATCTACCTATTACTAATATCAGTTCCTCTCAGGTTACAACGCATGATGGTGACTTCAGTACGACTAAAGCACTCGTAATGCACAAGTCTTCTGTGGCTACAGTTAAGCTGTTGAATCTTGCAGTAGAAACTGAGTATGCTATTAAAAACCAAGGTTGGATCATCGTAGCTAAGTACGCAATGGGGCATGGCTTCATCCGTCCTGAAGGCTGCGTAGAATTCAAAACCTCTTAAGGAAAGGAGATTAGATTATGGTTGATATTGCTAATATCCAATCCTTAGCTACGGCTGCTAACACGGTTACTAACGTAACTCTTGTTCAGCCCTATGCTGATAATGCTACTATTGGTACGTCTTTCGAGACGATTTCTAATACTGATGCAGACCAGGTACTTCCTGTTATTGCTGGTGCAGACATTGATGTAGTCTCTGCTAGTGCAGCAGATGACGATGGTTCTACTGGAGCTACGTCTGTCACTGTAACATATCTTGATGATAGTTTCAATCAGGCAACTGAAGTCATCACGATGAATGGTACAACTGAAGTTGAAATGACTGAGCAGAACATCTCCTTTATCCAGAAGGCTGAAGTTACAACCTCTGGTACTGGTTTGGCTGCTGCTGGTGCTATCACTATCGCTGATGTAACTGGTAGTGGAGTACACGCTGTCATTGATGCAGGTCAAAAAGAGTCAGGTAACTGTACTTGGAAAATTCCTGCTGGTCACACTGGCTATGTTCACGGTTTCTGGTATGATGTAGATGCTGTGGCTGCTGGTCAAGGTACGGCTGAGATTGCTCTTCAGGTGGCTCATGCTGAGTCTTCTGGTGTAGCTAACTCAGAGACTTGGCGAACTGTTGCTAAGGTAACAGTAGTAGAAAATGATAGTGATATTGTTAGTGCTACTGGTGGTAATGCTAACAATACAGGTTCCTTCTCATTTCCAGGGAATGTTCCTTTTGTTGTTCCTGCTAAGGCTATGGTAAGACTAGCTGGTAAAGCTATGTCTACTGCTGTAGCTGCTACTTGTGGGTTCAGTATGTCGGTACAGGGCTCAGGTTCTGGTACGACTGTAACAGA